TGTTCTTAATTACAAAATAATTAAGGGTTAAATGGGATTGTTTGCTTTTAAGCGAATAAGGGAAAAAGAAGCTGCCGTTGCGGTGGCTTCTATTCCTACTAAAACAAAAAAACGTAAATCCAAATCTAAGGTCGAAAATGGCGATAACAATAGTCGCAACAGCGGGAAGCGCAACAGCAAATAGTTATTTGACGTTGACAGACGCAAATGCAATCATCGAAGGTCTTGTTGAAGACGATGATGTTACAGCGTGGGCTTCTGCAACTGATGACCAAAAAAACCGCGCGTTATATACAAGTACGATCAGAATTGATCGCGAAAGATTTCTTGGAGCAAGGGCAACAGATACTCAGGCTTTACAATGGCCGCGAACAGGAGTCAGAAAACCAGACACTTATGTAAATACATATGCTGTCGGATTTCCTTTTCGCATAACAACAGATTATTTTACAGATACAGAAATTCCAGATCAGGTTAAAAGAGCGCAGGCAATATTGGCTGTTTATTTGAATAACAATAAATCAGGACTTGGCTTATCAGGCTTGGAGGATTATAAAAGAGTAGGCGTTGGCGGTATCGCTGTTGAACCCGTGTTCAGCGGTTCCGTTGGCGCTGATCGCGTTCCGCCATTATTTGAACGCTATTTCACAGGCTTACGGATTTCCGGGCCGGGTAACATTTCAATCAAAAGGAGTTAATTTTTCATGTACAACGCAGACCCAGATTACGCACTTGGCGGGGAACTAATTACAGACACAGCCGCACACACAGGCAGATTTAAAAGTATTTTTTTTAAAGAAGATACACAAATCAACACGGCTTCTCATAATTATTCAGGAAATTCAATAGATTCTGAAACTTTTCTTGCGGGTCAAACTATTTTCGGATTATTTACAAGTATTACTTTAACAAGTGGCGCTTGCATAGCTTATAAAGTCTAATGCCAAACTTTGCAAGTGCTATTCAAAAAGCAATTGATAAGGTTGCATCAATTGAAGGATTTGGTCAAAACGTAACCATTAGAACTATTACTGCGGGTTCTTACAATACAACAACAGGCGTTATTTCTGAATCGAACAGCGATGCAACTGTCAAGGCTGTTTTTGAAGATGTCAATTTGCGTGAAGTAAATGAACTTATTCAGGCGGAAGATAAAAAAATTACAATATCGGCTGCGGCTGTCACGGCAAAACCTACGACAAAAGATAAGGTTCTTATTTCAAATATTGTACATAATATTATTCGCGTCCTTACTAAAACATCAGGCGGAACCGATATTTCTTACACCCTTTATCTAAGAACATGAGAAGAATACGCGTTGACCAAATCGGGGATTATTCAGAAGAACAAATTAATACTTTGTTGTCGGTAACTGTTTTAACGGGAGATCGTATTGTCAAAGAAGGCTCGCCTGTAGATTCTGGAAGGCTTGCTGTTTCTTGGCAGATAGGAGAAAACGCAGAAAGCGGCGCACCCGCACCAGAAGGCAAATATGGCGCTTCTGGTAAAGGAACTGTCGTAAGACCGCCGAAGCCTTTAAATTATCAATTAGGCAAAGAAAATTTTAGAAAAAAATATAATATTCACAATAATGTTCCATATGCTGAACCTGTTATGTTTGGAACAAGTTTGCCGCCGTCTTGGGGTGGTACATATAGAAGCAAACAAGGCTTAAAAGCAAAACATCTTGATTTATTGGCAAAAGAACTTGCAAACGAAATTCAAGACCTTTACAACCAAATAAGGGGTAAATAATGGCCGCTATTGATTTAAATACAGTAAGAGCAACAATCGAAGCTAGAGTTGCGACAGAACTTGCCAGTAGCCCCGCAATATCTGTTGTCTTTCATAATATGTCGTTTGATAGTAGCGCCGTTACAACCTTTGTTCAATGCCTTACAACATTTGGCGAAAGTAATTATCTAACGCAGGGAAATGCGGACGGATTGAATCGCGTAAATGGAATTGTTGTTTTTAATATCTTTACGCCGCAGGGAATAGGTTCGGGCGATAACTACACAATCGGTAAAAGGTTGCGGGATTTATACAATCGAATTACAGTTTCTAATGTGATCTTCGATGCCCCGATTGGGCCGGAGGTCGTAGACAATCCAAATCCAGAAGGTCAATTCCAAACGCAATTAAGAATGACTTTTGAAATTTTCGAGGAACTTTAATGGAAATTACAGAAAAAATGCTTGATGCAATCGAAGCTGTAAAGGGTCGCCGTGACCCTGCTTATTGGGATGGACGTTGCAGACGATATATGGAAAAGCAAGAAAAATTAAAAAAAGATGTAAAAAAAACAATTAAGAGTTAATATATTTATAAATAGATTCTTTTTTTTGTTATGGCTATCAAGGGCGATGTTGGAAAAATTATGTTTGAAAATGCGGGCGGCACCGAAGCTGACGTTGGACAAACAAGATCTTGGTCTTTGTCTATAACAAAAGACACGATGGAAACAACAAAACAAGGCGATACATTTAAATCAAATATCGGCGGCTTGATAGCGGGTGAAGGTTCAGCGGAACTTCTTTACAATCCATCAGAAACAGGCGCAGGGTACACAACATTTATTGATGATGTTTTAACCACAGGCGACAACGCTGACGCATTATTTGAACTATTCCCTGATTCAGCAACTTCAGCAAAGAAAATTAGTTTTGCGGGGATTATTACAAACGCAGAATATGGCGCGACACTTGGCGAAGTCCAAGTAATAAATATCAGTTTTATAACAAGTGGTACCATAACAAGCGCTATCTGATACATTGAGTTTATTAGTCAACTAATCAACCAATGCAAAAAAGAACTATTGACCTGTTAACTGATTCTTATAAAGATCAGATGACAGCCAGAAGAAAATACGAATTTAAAAATAAAAACGGCGAAAAAATTGTCGATTTATACTTTAAGCCTTTAACAAGGGATGATCGTGTTCGCGCTCAAGGTGCGGCAAATACAGATGATGCTTTGACAATATCAACATATCTTCTTTGTAAAAATGCAGAATTAGAAGATGGGTCAAAAGCATTTGCACCCGCAGACGCGCCGAACCTACAAAGAGAACTTCCAGAAAATGTATTGAACGAAATTGAATTATTTATGTTTGATATTAAATTAGATATTGATAAAGCAAAAAAATAATATCGCGAGATAATTGGATAAATTTTGAATTTTTTCTCGCAACAGAACTAGGCAAAACTATTCAAGAATTACGTTCTTTGATTACAGAAGAAGAACTGATATATTGGGCTGCATATTATGAAGTTAAGAATGAAAGAGAAAAAAGAGAATTAAATCGCCAAAGAGCAAATAGAAGGTAATATATAAGAAAAGGTTTTGTTGATTTGTGGCACAGGCTAATGTAAAACTTACAGTTGATGCTTCGCAGGCCACAAGAGCATTAAAAGGTGTACAGGCGCAATCAACAGGGTTACAAAATAATTTAGGAAGACTTAAAGCGGCATTTGCGGGTGTTGCATTTACCGCAGTTGCAAAACAGGCTGTCAGCACGGCTTCAAACTTTCAGGCTTTACAGTTAAGAATGAAAGTTTTGACGTCTGAATTTGGCGAATTTGCACAGGCTCAAGAATTAGTTGCAAAGGCACAGGATAAATTTAATTTATCTATAACTGAAGCAACAAAAGGCGTAACAGATATATTTGCAAGATTAAGGCCGTTAGGTATATCAATGAAAGATATTGAAACTACATTTTTGGGTTTTAATACTATTGCAAAATTAGCGGGATTAAACGCAACAGAAGCAAGCGCGGCATTTACACAGCTTGCGCAGGGTTTAGGTTCTGGGCGTTTACAAGGCGATGAATTTAGAAGTATTGCAGAACAAGTTCCGCAATTATTGACAGCTATTTCAAAGGAAACAGGGATTGCAGAAGGTAAACTTAAAGACTTTGCATCAAAAGGGCTTCTTAAATCTGACATTATTTTAAGAGCCTTAAACAGATCACTTGAAGAAGGCGAAGACAAGATTGGCGATATTATGGCTGCATCCCCCGCAGAAGTATTTAAAAAATTCAGTAATGCTACTGAAGAATTGCAAATGACTTTGGGAGCAAAATTGTTACCGATAGTTTTACAAGTAACAAAGGCAACAACGGCATTAATTGAAGGAATTGTTTCGTTTGTTGATAGCGAAGCAGGCCAAGTAACATTTACGTTTTTAGGTATTGCGGCGGCTATAAAAGGAATATCAATTATTGCCCCTTTAGTCGTTGGCCAAGTTATTCAAATGGCTGCATCTTTTCAGGCCGCGGCGATTCAATCAGCATTAGCTTCAACTGGTTTGACAGGACTTGCGGCAAAATCTTTCTTAGTTGCGGGTGGCGTTACAAAAGCAACAATTGCTGTTAATGCTTTTAAAATTGCACTTGCAAAAACTGGAGTCGGTTTAGCTGTTATTGCATTTGGATTGTTAGCTACTGAAATTTTAAAAGTTATTAATGCTCAAAAGGAGTTTAACAGGGTAATAGAGGAAGGCTCAAAAGCAGACGTAAAACAGCAAATGTTAGATCAAATAGAAACTATTCAAAAATTAGAAGAAAAGATTGCAAATGCAAATCCAGTAATAAATTTATTATCTGAACAATTTAACGGATTAACACCAACAGTTGCATCAATGAGTGCTGAATTAGAAAATGCAAAGAAAAAACTAGAACAGTTAGAAAACAGATTTGCAGAAGCAGACGCCGAAGCACTCGCAAAAGAATTTGCTTCAGCCGTAAAAAGTTTACAGGATACAAATAAAGCTTTAGAAAGAAATAACGAAGTGGAGAAGGAACTGTCGGAAGAAGCTAAGATTCAGACAGAATTTAAACAAGCAATTACAGATTTAGAGGAAAAATATACAGGAGACCAATTAAAAGAATTAATGGATTTACAGATAATAAATCGAGATTTACAGCTTAAAGGATTAATTATCAAAGATAATACTGAAAAAGCAAAAAAATTAAATGATGCTTTCAAACAAATAGGACAAGATATTGGAACAGGTATTACTGATGCCTTAGCTAGTGCTGTCGAAGGAACAAGATCGCTTGGCGAAGCCGCAAGATCAATTCTTAATGATATAGCATCATCCTTGTTAAGACTTGGAATCAATGCCGCCCTTACTGGTTTATTTGGTGGAACTAAAATAGGAGGATTTTTAGGGTTTGCAAATGGAGGAAGGCCGCCTGTCGGCAAGGCTTCAATCGTGGGCGAGCGAGGGCCGGAGATATTTGTTCCTCGAACTGCGGGAACTATTATTCCCAATAATCAAATCGGTGGCGGTGGCGACATCACTAATATTACTGTTAATGTTGATGCAAACGAATCGTCAGTTGAAGGCGATACAGGTCAATCTCAAGCGCTTGGACGTCAACTTGCAACAGCAATTCAAACTGAACTTATCAAACAAAAACGTCCGGGAGGTTTATTAGCATAATGGCAACTTTTCCAAGCATCACACCGACTTATTCTGGCTTCAGTAAAAGAAGCGCCCCAAGAGCGCGGACGATAAGATTTCAGGACGGGTTTGAACATCGTATTGTTTTTGGATTGGCACAACATCAAAATCCAAAAGTTTATAATTTATCCTTCAACGTAACGGAAACACAATCTGATGAAATAGAAACTTTTCTTGATGCCCGTGCAAATGATCAAGCATCATTTGATTTCACAGCACCCGGCGAAACGTCTTCACAGAAATTTGTTTGCGAAAGGTGGTCAAAATCAATTCCATACAATAATAGAGCCGTTATTGATGCAACATTCAGGGAGGTATTTGAAGCATGAGTACAGCCCCAATAATTAGCGATTTACAGAAAGCCAATCCAAGCGCTGTTATTGAATTATTTGTACTTACAACAAATGTTGCACAACATGGAAGCGCACAGACTTACAGATTTCATGCGGGAACATCATTGAACGCAAATGGCGAAATAGTATGGCAGGGTAATTCTTATTTAAGATTCCCTGTCGAAGCAACAGGTTTTGCATATCAACGCGGCCAGATTCCGCGCCCTACACTCACAATCAGTAACGCTTTCGGTTTCGTTTCAGCCCTTTTGTTAAACGTCAATCAGCATTTTAACGGCAATGATTTAACTGGCGCTGTCGTTCAGCGCAAAAGAACGCTTGCAAGATTTCTTGACGCTGTTAATTTTCCAGTAGAGACAACAACATCTTCAACGACAACAACTATTGCTGACCCCGCAGATGCCGAAACTGTCACTTATACAGTTACAGTTGCAAATGTTGGTGGTATTAATATTTATCTTATAAATGGCGTAAATAACCCTGTTTTAACAATGAAACGCGGGTCAACTTATATCTTTAATCAAGAAGATTCAAGCAATCAAGGTCATCCTTTACGTTTCAAATCAGACAGCGGTGGTTCTTATACAACAGGTGTTTCAGCTTCAGGTTATAGCCCCGGCTATTCAGGTGCAACAGTTACTTTTCAGCCATCTTATCCAGATGCGCCTTCGGATTTAAGATATTATTGCACTATTCACGGGAACGCGATGGGAAATACAATAACGATGAATAATCCAAACACAACAACATCAACGACTACGACAACTTCAGGTTCCCAGACTAACCCGTTAGGAACCCCAGACCCGACAGCGGAATTTGATCTTGAGGAATATGTAATTGATAGAAAATCATCAGAAAATCGCGATGTTGTAACTTTTGAACTTGCTGCGGTTTTTGATCTTGTGGGAGTAAGAGCGCCAAAACGTCAGGCAACAAGAAAGATTTTTCCTAGTATTGGAACTTTTAATCAATGATTTGGAAAGAAAAAGCACTTGAACACGCCAAAAAAGAAGACCCTAAAGAATCTTGCGGTCTTTTATTAAATATTCGCGGGAAAGAAGAATATTTTCCCTGTCGTAATTTATCAATGACGGCGCATCAATGCTTTATTATCGACCCCGAAGATTTTGTAAGGGCAGATAATACAGGAGATATTACAGCAATAATTCATAGTCATCCTGTTACACCCGCTGTTGCTTCCGAAGCCGACAAGATAAGCTGCGAAGAAAGCAATCTTCCGTGGCATATTGTTAATCCAAAAACAGAACAATGGGGGTATTGTGAACCATGTGGATATAAACCAGATTTGATTGGACAGCCTTGGGTTTGGGGTGTTTCTGATTGTTGGTCACTTGTTCGCAGATATTACAAAGAAAAATTAAATATAGAACTAAGAGATTGGGAAAGACCAACAACCCCTGAAGCATTTATAAACGATCCGATGTTTGAAAGATGCGCAGAAGCTACAGGTTTTAGAGAATTAAAAAATGACGAAAATTTAAAAAATGGCGATTTATTATTTATGTCAATTTTGGCAAATGGTTTGAATCATGTGGCGATTTTTTTAGATGGGGATGTTTTACACCATTTAACGGATAGACTATCTTGTAAGGAGCCGTATAATCAATGGCTGCAAAAATGCACAGGTAAAAGGTTGCGTTATGTTGCGTAAAATTAAATTATATTCGAAACTTGCCGATTTTATCGGACATAAAGAATTTGAGGCCGTTTGTAAAAATCCCGCTGAAGCAATTAGATTTTTGATTTGTAACTTTCCAGAAGTAGAAAGTCATATGGCAAAACAAAATTATAAAGTATTAGTCGGCAATTATGAAGTTGACGAAAAGGAATTGCATTATCCAAGCGGTCACGAAGATATTCATTTCGTGCCAATTGTTTCAGGTGCGGGCGGTAATGTTGGAAAAATACTTACAGGCGCGGCGTTGATTGGTTTGTCTTTTGTTTCTTTTGGTTCTTCAACTTTATTTGCAGGAGGTTCAGGGCTTGGCTTAACAGGTGGTGGTGGTTTAATTGGTGCAACTGGTTTATATGCGGCGGGCGCTTATGGTTCGGCGGCTCTTGGTCTTATAGGTGCGGGTCTAATGTTATCAGGTGTTTCTGGCATGATGACGCCACAACCGAAATCGCAAGATTTTTCTAGCCCTGAAGACCCGCGTTTGTCTTTTAATTTTTCTGGTACGCAAAATACAAGTCGAGCCGGAACGCCGATTAATATTGTTTTCGGGGAGGTTTTTGTCGGAAGTATAGTCGTCAGCGCGGGCGTTGACACAGAACAAGTAAGAGCATGACCGATAAGAAAGTAATTAGAGGAGCAGGCGGCAGGCCATCGCCCCCATCGCCCCCACAACCTACAAGAGTTCCCGACACGTTACACAGTAGGCAATTTGCATCATTTACGGATGTGTTAGGAGAAGGCGAACAAGAGGGAAGCGCAACAGCGAGTAAACTTGGATTAACAAAAGGAACTACGGCATACAACAATGCTTTTCTTTCTGATGTCTTTTTAAACGATACGCCAGTTTTACAATCAACAGCAAATTTTTCAAGTCCTGTAACTACAGATTTTAATTTTCAAAATGTTGGTTTTACACCACGATTCGGAACAGCAAACCAGACACACATCCCCGGTATTGAAGAAAGTCAATCAGTAACAAGTGTCGGCGTAACTGTTACCACATCTGCGCCAGTTACAAGACAAATAACAAATAGTGATGTTGACGCTGTAAAAGTTTCTGTTACTTTTCCGCAGATACAAAAAGCAACAGATCAAGGCGATTTGCTTGGTTCTTCTGTAAATTTACAAGTTCAAATTCAATATAACGGCGGAGGATTTTCTGTTCTTGTCGATGATACGATTACGGGTCGTTCCGCTGACGCATATCAAAAAGATTATCGAATAACATTGACAGGCGCTTTTCCTGTTGATATTCGCGTTGTTCGCGTTACTGCCGACAGTACAAGTTCAAGTCTTATAGACTCCTTTCAATGGACAAGTTTTTCAGAAATTATTGACGATAAGCAAACATATCCAAATACAGCCTTTGTTAATTTAAGAATAGACAGCGAACAGTTTAGTTCGATTCCCCGCCGAAAATACCGCATCAGGGGTTGCAAGATAAGGATTCCGGGTACCGGTGCAAATGGTTCTGGAACGCCAACTGTTGACCTTCAGACAGGCCGTATTGTCTACCCGACAGGATATGTCTTCAATGGCACTATGGGCGCTGCAACGTATTGCAATTGCCCTAGCATGGTATTACTGGCATTGCTTACAGATACGCGGTTTGGCTTCGGCGATCATATAACAGATTCTTCTTTAGATTTATATTCTTTTGTGACCGCATCAAAATTCGCAAATACTCTTGTCGATGACGGCCTTGGCGGACAGGAGGCTCGCTTCTCATGTAACGTAAATATTCAAAATTCTAATTCTGCATTCGACTTGATAAATGAATTATCAGGAGTTATGCGGGCGATTCCTATTTGGTCGCAAGGTTCGATTCAGTTGGCTCAAGATAGCCCCAAAGATAGTTCTTATCTGTTCAGCCTTGCAAACGTAAATGAAGGCGGTTTCAGTTATTCAGGAAGTTCTCTTAAAACAAGACACAGCGTTGTTTCTGTTTCTTATTACAATATGGACTCTCAGGACATAGATTTTGAGGTTGTAGAAGACAGCAATTTGATCTCTAAGATTGGCACAGTTGTTAAGCAAGTGAAAGCATTTGCCTGCACATCACGGGGTCAAGCTGCAAGACTCGGAAAAGCAATCTTGTTCGCGGAAAATTTTGAAAGTGAAATCGTGACATTTAACACTTCAATCGACAGCGGTGCGATTTGTAGGCCGGGAAGCGTTATCGAAATCAATGACCCTGTTCGCGCGGGTGTAAGAAGATCAGGCCGTCTTTCTGCCGTTGCATCAACGACACAAATGACAGTTGATGATACAGCCGCAACAGACCTTTCAACAGAAAATAATCCAATATTTAGCGTAATTTTGCCAGATGGTACTGTTGAAGCAAAATCTGTAAGTTCAATATCAAATGGCGTTGTTACTGTTTCTTCTGCATTTAGTCAAACGCCAAATGTCAACACAGTTTGGATGTTAAATAACGATTCAGTACAATCGCAAAAATTTAGAGTAATAAATGTTGAAGAACAAGACGGGTTGAATTATGCAATTACAGCTTTGTCTTATCAAGATGATAAATACCCATTTATCGAAGACGGCGCAACTTTACCGACAAGAACAGTTTCGTTATTAAATGAACTCAAAGACCCGCCATCAGCTTTAAATATTGAAGAAAGAGTTGTTGAACTTAATAATCAAGCGGTTTCAAAAATATTTATTAGTTGGAAACCTGTTCTTGGTGTAACTAATTATCAAGTTAATTATCGTTTTGAAAATGGTAATTTTGTAAGTCAAAGAGTATCAAGGCCAGATTTTGAAATTGTAAACTCAGAAAAAGGTAGATATGAAATTCAAGTATTCTCATTTAATGCCGCTTTAGAAGTCAGCCCCACATCAGCCGATGCAACATTTGATGCTATTGGGAAAACGGCTGTTCCTTCAGATATTACAGGTCTTACTTATGAACCGATAAGCGACACAATGATTCGCTTGAAATGGAATACTTCAACGGACATTGACGTAATCAAGGGCGGAAAAATATATTGCAGACATTCTACGCTGACAAATGGCGCCGGCACCTTTACAAATGCGATTGACCTTGTAAAAGCACTTGCGGGAAACACCAATACCGCGGATGTTCCGTTGCTTGAGGGGGAATATATTCTTAAAGCACAAGACGATACGGGAAATTTTTCAGCAGGCGAAACATCAATTGTAATTGATTTACCAGAAACACAACCTAAACTTGTTGTTCTTACAAGACGCGAAGATCAAGACAACCCGAAATTTCAAGGTACATTAACAAATGTTGCGTTTGATGCAATAACAAACAGCTTAAACCTTGTCGGTGGTGGTCAATTTGATGACATCACAGATTTTGATTTGGTTGCAAGTCTTGATGATTTTGGTGGAATCGTAAGTTCTGGAACATACGATTTCGCGTCAACGCTTGATCTCGGCGGAGTGTTTAGCGTGCAATTACGCCGTCATTTTTTAACCGAAGCATTTTATCCAAATGATTTAATAAACAGCAGAACTGCAAATGTCGATACTTGGACAGATTGGGATGGAAGTCTTGCTTACGATGCCAACGCAGAACTAACAGTTCGGACAACGCAAACAGACCCTTCTGGTTCGCCGACATATTCAGGTTTTCAGAATTTTTCAAATGGAGTTTATAAAGGACGAGGATTTCAATTCAGAGCTAATCTTACAAGTAACGACCCCGCGCAAGATATAAAAGTCTCACAACTTGGATTTACAGCTTCTTTTGATAGAAGAACAGAAACAAGTCTTGAAAATTCATCTGCGACAAATGGCGTTTTAACATCAAGCGGTGCGACAACTGTTACATTCAATAAAGCATTTTTCGCGGGAACTTCTAGTTTGGGCGGCGCTAATAGCAACCCGCCATCTGTAGGTATTCAGGCGTTAAATATGGCTTCAGGAGATTACTTTGAAATTTCAAGTGTCACAGGGACTTCTTTTGTAGTACATTTTAAAAATTCGTCAAATGCTTCAATTTCAAGAAATTTCACATATCAAGCAACTGGCTTTGGTAAAGCCGCATAATTGAGCTATAGTAAAAGAAAGTTTTTTTGTGAATGGCACAGGTCGCAAATTACACAGTTGATAACGATACAGGAGCCAACGTCCGGGCTGACTTAAATAATATTTTTGCCGCTGTTCAATCTCTTAATAGCGGTTCTAGTGACCCAAGCGGAACGCAAGTTGCCTTTCAGTTATCAGTAAATACAACATCAAATTTACTTAAATTAAGAAACGCAAGTAATAACGGATATATTACAATTGGAAATGTTACACAGACAAATCTTGGCCTTGCCCCACTTGCAGGCGCGACATTTACAGGAGCCGTTGTTCATAACTACACAACAGCTTTAAAAATACCTGTCGGAACTACAGCACAAAGACCGGGTTCCCCTGCTACAGGAGAGCTTAGATTCAACAGTACTTTAGGAAGTGCAGAAATATATAATGGTTCAGCTTTTGCCGCCGTAGGGGGCGGGGCGGGAGCAACCGGAGCGGGCGGCGATGAGGTGTTCTTCGAGTCGGACACAAATGTAACGACATCGTATTCGATCACTTCAGGAAAAAATGCGCACACGGTATCGCCGGTTATCAACAGCGGCGTCACTGTGACCGTGCCATCTGGCAGTTTACTTGTTATTCTTTAATTATGGCTTTAAATATTGACGGCACTACTGGAATTTCTGGAGTTAATGGGTCAGCGAGTGCAGCTTCCATAGCTGGTACTGACGCAAACACGGGATTATCATTTGCATCTGATACTGTCAATATAAATACAGGTGGGGTAACTAGAGCAACTATTGATAGTGCAGGGGCTTTAGATGTTCCTTCAAATTTCCCTATAAAAGTTAATGGTAGTGAAAAATTAAGAATAGATTCATCTGGGAATGTTGGAATTGGAACAACGAGTCCAGATCATGGACGATTAACTCTTTCACAATCTGCTTCTTCTGCTTTTAATGCTTTAGTTATTCAACAGGGAAATACAGGTTCTAGTGCAACTGATGGTTTACATATTGGTATTGATAGTAATGTTGATGCTTATATCTTTCATAAAGAAAGTCGTGCTTTAGAATTTGGTACAGCTAATACAGAACGTATGCGTATAACATCGTCTGGTGGATTAATGATAAATGATGATGGTTCTACTCGTATTGGTGAGCCAAAACTTCATGTTCTTAATGGTGGTTCTAGTAATAATGTTGCCAGTTTCTTTTTCAATACTACTCACGATAGAGATGCTGTAATTATTAGACATAATGGTTGTGGCACTCAATCTAGTACCATGATTAACTTTCTCAATGAGTTTGGTAATCAAGCGGGAAAAATAGAATCTGATACCAACAGCACAGCATACCTCACAAGTTCAGATTATAGACTCAAAGAAAATGAAGTATTAATTTCTGATGGTATTACAAGATTAAAAACACTAAAACCTTATAGATTTAATTTTAAAGATACACCTTTAAAAACAGTAGATGGATTTCTGGCACACGAGGTAACAGCAGTTCCAGAGTCTATATCAGGAACAAAGGATGAAACAGAAGATATTTTATATACAGAAGAAGATACAATTCCATCTGGTAAGAAAGTTGGTGATGTAAAAGAAACTGTGCCTAAATATCAAGGAATAGATCAAAGTAAACTAGTACCTTTACTTACTGCTGCATTACAGGAAGCTATTGCTAAAATTGAAATATTAGAAACAAAAGTAGCTGCATTGGAGGCTGGATAAATGACAGCAAAGATTAAACTAAACGCAGCATCAGGTGGTGGGTCTTTCAGCTTACAAGCACCTTCTTCCTCTGCTAATAACAGAGTTATTACTTTACCTGATATTGCAGATGGAACTTTATTAACAAGTCAAAGTTCCCTTGATTCAACTAAACTGTCTCCTGCTATAACTGGTGGTTTAGCAATGGCAGATCAATGGAGGTGGACAACAGAATTTACACAATCCAATGCAAGTTACACCTTTGGTGTAACAAATGATTGGGAAAGACCAGATAGCAAAGCAGGAATCGGGTCAAATCCTTTAGGGACTGGCATGACTCAAAGCAGTGGTATATTTACATTTCCTTCAACTGGCTATTACTGGATTCTTTTTAACACTTCCTGCAAAGTAGGTAATGATTCTTGCGAAGTATTTACCTATGTAAGAGCTACAGAAAATAATAGTAGCTACGACACTGTAGCAAGAGCTACGGATACTATTCAAAATCAATGCACACCAAACTTTACAACTTCTAGTGTTCAGTATTTAGCAAGAGTAACAGATGTATCTAATTATAAAGTAGGTTTTAGAGTAGATAATTCTGGTATAAGTGTTACTTGGTTAGGAGCATCTGATGAAAATAGAATTGTAGCAACATTTTTAAAAGTAGGAGACATCTAATGATTTACACGAAATTTAATGCAGTTGATTCCTTAAAACCGAAAAAGTCTTGGACTTGGGAAGGTACAGACTACAGTGGATTTATTTATAAAGGAGAAGATACTGCACCAACAGAGTCTGAAATAGATGCGGAAGTAACTAGATTAAATAATGCAGAACCAATGAGGTTATTAAGAGTTGAAAGGGATAAATTACTTGCAGCTTGTGATTGGAGAGCTAGTTCTGATTTAACATTATCAACAGCATGGAAAACATATCGTCAAAGTTTGCGTGATTTACCAGCTAGTGCATCGCCTAAATTAGATGCAGATGGTAGTTTAGATATGTCATCTGTTACTTTCCCTACTGAACCTAGTTAATTATGTCAGAGATCAAGGTAAATTCGATAAAAGGTGTTGCGGCAAGCTCGGCGGCGATAACCATTTCAAATACTGATGGAACGTGTACTGCCAATATTACTAATAACCTAAGTAATCGTAATTTAATAATTAACGGAGCGATGCAAGTGGCCGTCAGAGCAACAAGCGGTAGTACTGCTGATGGCTTCCCTAGTCTTGATAGATTTTACACTTTTAGTAATGGGCTTGATGAAAACCCAACAATGTCACAAGGTTCTTTAACAAGTTCAGACACACCTTTTAGTTCTGGTTTTAGAAAATATTTAAGATTTCAAAATGGTAATCAGACAAGTGGTGCTGGTGCTTCAGATCAGACATATTTTAGACAAGGTATCGAAGCT